TAAAGACTGACTAAGCATGTAGTGCCGAGGATGTAGGAATTTCGGACGCGGGTTCAACTCCCGCCAGCTCCACCAAATAAAACAAGGGGTTACGTGAAAACGTGACCCCTTTTTCTTTGGTAGTGGCGACAAAATGGCGGCAGGCATTTATCGATTAAAGGATTACAGATATGAATAAACCTCTAATAGCCTTATTGCTCATCACCAGCTTCAGCGCATCTGCTGACAAAATTCCATCTTCTATCCAAAACCTGATTGCTGTTTACGATACCAGGACGCACAGCCTAGAAAATGGTGAGCTGACTATCAGATATAGCAAACGACTTTTGCTGGTAGATGCAGCAGAATCAATGTTCCAGGGCATCTGCGATGATTATTATATGAACAAGTGGAAACCCGACACGATCAAGAGAATGAGACTTCTTAATGTCACTAGCGATCAGGGTTTTGAAATCAATGCTGGAGGGGTTGAGTGTAGAAAAGCTGGCAAAATGGAATACGCTCAAGCGCGCACCTATAGAACCAGTTTTATTAAACCTATTCAATAAGAAAGATTAATAAAGCGCCATGGTTTTCTTTGGCTTCTTGCGGCATTCCTCCCTTGTCTTTTTGGGTAAGAATGCCAAAAATTTACCTTAAAAATTCATGTGTCCTTGACCACCTACTGCTGGATGAGGCTGGGCTTTATTTATTAAAGTTGGCGCGACGATATACCTAACAACTGTTTCATGAGTAACAAATGTGCTACCGCAATTGATGTTTTGGCACTGACAGTAACGCTCTTTGGTACTGTCGGTAACCTGAAAGCTGCTTCTGGTATGTGCTGCGTGTCCACACTTTGGGCAATTCATCATTCTTTGTTACTCCCCCACCGTAATAATCTCGATAATGATACACAAATATTCAATATTGAGAACCTCTATTCCATTTCGAGATCGTCTATTTTCACCTCAAAATCAATGCTGGTCGTGAAGCCACTGTCGGCGCTTACCGTATGCGTAAGCGTGGTGATCGTCCATTCTGCTTCGTCAATGGGCTGCTTAAATCCGCTCACCTTCACGGGCATTTCCGTGTAGAGATCGGCCCGCCCTTCAGCGAGCTGGAGAGAGAAAGACGCCACACCACGCTGCAGGCGTTCCCACTGCATTTTGGCGGCCCGTTCAGCATTGGCCCGGTTGGCATAGGTCCGATTGAGCACCAGCACGTTTTCATCCGTTCCCACCAGATAATCACCCTGTTTTGCCTCCGGCTCCTTTGCAGTCGTGGTTTTCTTCCGGCGCTTAACGCTTGTGGTTTCCTTCTTTGCTGGCTCCCGCGTATGCAGCCAGCTGGCAATCACGCCCGTATACGCTCCACGATCAGCCAGGGTAAAACGATGACCGTCACCAGCCTTACGCTCAATGGTGATTACCGGCAGCAGCTTGCCGTTCTTCCCTGTCCCTGCCGGATAAACAGCAGATTACCGTCCTTAACGGAAGCAATCGCCCCATACTGTCTCGCCAGTTTCATCAGAAAACTTGCATCGCTTTCATTGGTCTGGTCCAGATGATCCAGCGCCTTATCTGTCAGGTCTTTACCCAACGCCATTTTGAGCTTATGCCGGGCAGCTATTTCCTTTACCACCTCCCCCACCGTTGTCTGATGCCATGATTTTTCGCGCCGTGTATTGAGGGTTTCACGGAAATCTGCGCTACGTGCCCGGATGGTCAGCCGGTCAGGGGCACCGCTGTGTTCAATTTCATCCACGGTAAAAGCCCCTTTTGGGAAAAGCGGCTGGCCTTTCCAGCCCAGCGCCAGCTGAATCACTGCCCCGCGTCGCGGCAGAGCAATCATACCGTCGGCGTCGTCCAGCTCCAGATCAAGCTGGTCTGCTTCAAAGCCCCGGTTATCCGTCAGCGTCAGACTCATCAGGCGGGTATCCAGCACGGTCGTCACGTCCTTACCTTCAATTGCGATACTGAAAGCCGGGCTTTTGCTGTTCAGATTCAGAAGATCAGAATTAACGTTCACTTCAGCAATCCTCCTACCGTGTTCTTAATCCCCCCAATCGCAGAGACAGCAGAGTCCTGCAGGTTGCTGAGCTGGTCACTCAGGCTCCCGAACATGTCAGACAGCGATTCATCAACCCGTTTGAGGGTGATCGTAAACTCAATGCGCCTGGGCATGCCGCTGGCAAAAAACTCCGTCTTTGTCTGGCTCAGACTCTCAATGACAAACATGCCGTAAATGGTTCCGCTGCCTTCAATCAGAGGCCATGCTTTGCCCAGCTCTGCCATTTGCTCCAGCGCGAGCAATGACAGCCTGCCCCCGGTGACTTCCGGCAGCAGTACGCCAGATAACGTCAGCGAGTCATTATCCGGGCCAAGAAACTGCGTTGATGGTCGCCGGTTCACCCGACTGTTGGCGGCGTGTCGCCAGCTTCGCTGATACTGCAGCTCCTGATATGGCACTGTACGCAGCATGAAGACATATAACCCCAGTACCATCATCATGATTCATATCCCCCTTGATCACTGAAATTGCTGCGTGCTTTAGCCCTGGTCTTTCGCTCGCGTTCGTCAAGCTGTCGGGCAACTTCACGGGCAATATCCTGCGCACTTTGCCCTGGCTGAGCATAGATAGTGATCGGCGCGTGGGTTTCAAAGTGCATCACAGGCGGCACGCTGGCAGATTTCGCTGGCTGACTTTGTTTATATGCCACAGTAGGCAGACTGTAAGGATGTAGTGGAGCAGCCTCTGCAGGCGCTGCCGCTACGCCCATGACGCCTGCAACGACGGAAGCCAGCGCAGCAGTGCGCCGTCTGCTGGTCACATTTGCGGGACCGTTCACTATTTCTGGGCCGTTCTCTCCAACAATACCGAACTGACCGCGCGGAATAATCCCACCACTGTCATACATCCCGGCAAACGGAACGGCAGCAGCCGCTGCTCCACCAACCACCTGCACCTGTGCTTTGTCTTGTGTTTTATTATTTCCGGTCATCCAGTCAGGCAGATAATCTGTGACTGAGGAAAGCTTGCTTTTGAGTGCCTCCCATTTGGCATTAATTCCATCGAGAATGCTGTCAATAATGGCGCTGCCCATGTCCTGAAACTTCGCAGGAAGCGCGGCAACATCAGCCAGGATCGAATTCCATTTATCACTAATAGATTGTCTGATATTGGCCCACGCCTCAGAAACGCCAGATTTTATTGCATCCCAATTTTTAGCTATTAATCCCGGCAAGGTATAATTAAAGAACAGTGATTTAATCCCCTCCCATGCGGCACTGGCCTTTTCTTTAATCCAATCCCATGCCGTACCTGTGGCATTACATACGGCATCCCACATGGCCTTGAACTTTGGCCCAAGCGTGTCCCAGTTTTGCCAGATATAAATAGCACCAGCGGCGATCAGCCCAATGACAGCCAGTATAGGGTTTGCAAACATCAATCGGCCCAGCCATATAATTGACTTGCCAACAGAACTTATTGCTTTCCCAATAAGCCCAAATGCAGATGAAAATTTTAGCCCCATCACCCCTGCGCTCATTCGCACTACTGCCATCGGCCCTAGCACGGACGCCAGCGCCAGTGAAACAACCCCAGCGGCGGTGGCAACAATGGCAAAACCAGCTGCCAGCTTAAACAGCGCAGAGGTCAATTGTGGGTGTCGTTTAACAAAACCATCCAGACGCGAAGCCAGTTCACCCAACCAGTCAGCCAGCTTCTTTAATGCAGGGGCAACTGTTTCACCGATACTTGCCATAGCATTGGTAAAGGAACCTGTAGCGGCTTCCCATTTATTACCAAGAGTATTCAAGGAGGCATCAACACGCTCGCGCAGAGAAGCCTGATTTTCGAGTTTAGCTGCCGTTTCTCTGTATCCTTCAATCCCTTTATTGATCATGATATTCAGAGCTTGGATGGTTTCAGCATCATCACCAAAAAGGGTATTAATAACGGACTGCCTCTTGCCATCGTCAGTAATTTTTCTAAGCTTCTCCAGCTGCGCATACAGATTTTCTAGGCCAGCAAATTGCCCCTTATTATTCTGAAAACTTAGCTTTATTCCCGTTCCTGCCAGTGCGTCGTTTGCCTTTCCAATCTTTTTATTGTTCAGAGTAGCCTGAAAAATCTTGCGGTAGGCATTTCCCGCAGACTCTCCAGCCATACCAGCCTGATCAGCCATAACTAATAGAGGAGCAAATGTCTTAGCCGCGTCCAATCCCTTTTTATGAATAATATCCATCGCGCTGCTGATTTTTGAGAACCCCTGCAGCATATTTCCTGAATCTACCCCCGCGTAGAATCCTTTCTGGATCACGTCCATCAGATTCATCATGTCTTTTTCGGAGGTCTGAGTAGCATCTTGTAACTTAGCCGCAAACTCAGCTGCTGCAGTGGGAGCCATCTGTAACTGCACGCCAAGATAAGCTGCTGACTCTCCCAAGCCGCCCAGGATGACCTGCGCCGACATACCCTGACGGCGTAGCATAGTCATCATGTTCTGAAAGTCGGCTGTTGTTCCCGGCAGCTTATCGCCCAAAGCAACTGCAAGCCGGTTAATTTTTTCAAATTCAGGCGCTACCTTTCCGCCCGGTCCCATCATTGAACCGGCGAGCTGATTCGCTGCATTTTCTGATTCTGAATAGGCTTTTACTGGAGCCAACAACGTCATGCCAGTAGTTACCCCAGCCGCCATCGCCCCTGCACCATTACCTGCCAGAGAGTTCCTTAACTCGCGGGTCTTTTCAGCCCTGGCTTTGATGGCGTTGAGCTTTCGCTGACGCTCGCCAACTTCACGCAGCCTGCGCTCCTGCTCAGCCAACTGTCGGTTATACCGCTCAGTTTCTCGTGCAATCCGTGCCGTCTCACGCGCTCCGCCCCCAGCAGATAACCCCAGCCGATAAAGCTCAGCCCTGGCTGCCGCCATCTGGCGAGTTTCCTGTTGCTGTTTTTGTTCAAGACGTGAAACAGCACGCCACTGAGCTTCAAGCGCCTGCGTTTGTTTTTTTGTCGGGGATTCCAAAGATGACATTTCGCGCGTCATCATTTGAGCGCGTAGCCTCGCCTGATCCAGTTCGGCACCAGTACGGCTAACACTTTTAGTTAGCTGATCGAAAGATTTAAGCTGACCTCCAGCATCACTCAGCTTTTTAATCTGATCGCGGGTTTGTCGAATTGCTGATGCCAGCTCCTTAGAGCCAGCCTGTGCATTTTTAAATGGGCGGGTTAACTTATCCACCGCCCCCAGAACTACCTGCAGTCGCAGGTTATTATCACTCATCGCTGGCCCCGCTTCTCTGAATTGCCTTATGCCGCCACTCCAGCACATCAGTCAGCGGCATAACGTCAGTGATGGACGGCGACCAGTGAAAGATGGTGGCAATATCTGCCACCAGATCATCAACCGTCAGGTTGTCGGCAAATCGGCAAGCACCGACTTCGGCAACAAAAAAGTCACCACCTCTACAGCCATTGCTGTCAGATCGGCGGGGTCCAGCTCTGCCATTTCCTGCGCGGTCAGTGTCGGGGTAGAGATTCGCGGGATCACGGTCATCATCGCACCCACGTCCATATCCATAATGGCCTGCAGACGGGTGCCACGCAGTGCGCCGGACTGCGGCTTACGCAGCACAATTTCGGTAATTTCAGCTTTACCGCGCATGATGGGAGTATCCAGTTTTACGGTCTTTTCAGTCAGCTTATCGCTCATGTTCGTTTCCTGTTAATGAAATACTGGCGCGGCTGCCCGCGCCTTTAGGGTTAATCAGAGGCCGAGGGCATTACGGTGTTCTTCCATCAGGTCCACGCCGTCAACGATTTCAACCATGTTGACCAGATCGACCTCATAGAGCACTTCGCCGTTAATGGTCAGCTTCGCGTAGCTGTTGGTGCTGCTGACCTTGGTGGTGCTGCTCTCGCCGGTTTTCCACTCGCCGGAATCCACTTCTTTATGACGCCCGCGCACAACCAGCTCAACGGCCTGCACTTCGCCGGTATCGTCACGCTGAATGGAACCGGTGAAACGCAGCTGGATGCCGTCAACGGTTGCCTTACCCATCTGCTTGAATAACAGCAGTTCGGTACCGCCGATTGAAAATTCCGTGTCCAGTGCGCCGTCATCCAGCCCCATATCCACGTCCACCGCGCCCGGCATACCGCCGCCGCGATACTTCTCAAACTTGCGGGTAAATTTCGGCAGAGTCAGTGACTCAACGATCCCCTGCCAGTTGTTCCCGTCGTTGAACAGGTTCAGGTGTTTTAACTTGCGTGGTAAAGCCATGGTGTCCCCTTACGCGCTGACCTGGCTGGAGAAATCCAGCAGGTACTGATCGGTGATGCGCTGGCGCAGCATCAGGTTTTCAAGCGGCGGCACCGGCGTGTAGTCGTAGTCGATAGTGAGTTTCCCGGCTTTCAGGGAGTCTTTATCGTTCACTGACTCATCCAGCCAGCAGTCTGCGCCGATGATGTAGCCCTGCGTTTTCAGGCTGCGCAGCTTGGCGCGGATACCTTCGATAATGTCACGGGCCAGCGACGGGTTGAGCACGCCATCTACCGCCCACATGTGCGCTTCTGCGATGGTGTCAGCCAGCACCTGCGCCGTGCGGGTGTAGTTCTCAAAAGCAAACAGCGGATCGTCACTGAGGCAGCGGGAACCCCAGAATCGGAAGCCGTCTTTGCGTATAAGCGTCGTGACGTCATTCTGGTTGAGCAGTCCCGCATCGGTTGCCGGGTCCTGCAGATCCCAGAACACATCAGCGGAAATGCCGGTGACGCCGTTCACGCCCACGTTGGAAAGTGATTTGTGCCAGCCGGTCTGCTCGTCAATTTTGGCACGCAGGCCAAGCGCACGGGCTGAGGCGTAAGCCGTTGCATCAGCATTCATCACGGTGTCAAAACTGATGAAATCAGGCCAGATCAGCATCCCCTCGCGCTGGCTGAAATTAGCTCGGTAGGCAATGGCCTCTTCCACAGTTTTGCAGCCGTAGGCGGACAGATAAGCAAACCCGCGCAGACTCTGCGCCACGCTCAGCAGCTCAGTAGCTACCGCTTGCGTGTCGTGTCCCGGCACGCCGAGGATGCGCGGCTTGACGCCCAACTGCGACTGCGCCGAAAGCAGCGCTTTCATGCCCGTTTTTTTACCGTCAGCGGTCACACCGCCGATAATGTTGGAGGTGGTCTCCGCTTCGGTTTCTCCCTGCGCCACGCGCACAACGACGGTCACGGGTTTGGCCTGGTCTGCAATCGCATCCAGCGAACGGGCCAGCGTGCCGGACTCGCCCGCTTTACCGCTGGCGGTCAGCACGTCGGTCAGCAGGACCGGCTTATTGAGGGGAAACATGGACGCATCAGCATCATCGCCGGTGCAGACCATGCCCACGATGGCGGTGCTCACCGTGGTAATGGATCGGGTGCCCTCGTTGACTTCAACAACGCGCACCCCGTGGTGGTAATCCTGAGCCATAAGGCAGTCTCTCCGGTTTACAGGGGGTATGCCTATGTTCTGGTTGATATGCACGCGGCGCACGCGGCAAGCTATGTGTGGTGAATAGCACAATTGATATTGACAAAAAATGATGGTTAGCAGCGCATTTAAATTCTTTGAAAGGTTGGTTTGGGAGGATTGGGGATTGGAAGCGCGTTACCTGTCGGTGTACCCGTCCCGTGGCCGACCGCAACCCCGCCGACAGGCTGGCTAAAATGCAACGGCGCAACCTTCTCAGCGACCACATATCCGCAACTGGCCGTGATTTTTCCGTCACTGGCATTACCTGACCTGCGCGGCGAATTTATTCGTGGCTGGGATGACAGCAGAGGCATCGACGCAGGTCGAACACTGCTGAGCGATCAGCTGGGGGCGTTCGTTTCTGTCGATATTAACTATGCGGACACCGGACTGGTTGGGGCGATTGGTGTGATTAGCAGCGATGGGGGGATCAATAACGTGAACGGGGATACCATCACTACACCTCTCACGAAAACTGCGTTTCAGTTTGCGACGACCGCAGGAATGTCATCGTCAACATCGCTTTCTTCAAACACCGTCGCAACCCGTCCGAGAAACATCGCGTTTAACTTTATTGTAAGGGCCGCATAATGACGACCGCCGTTTTAGATGAAACCGGTACTGCTGTTACTGCCGGGGATATCACCGTTTATAATTACTCCGCACAAACGGGTGAATATACCGGCTCAGCAGACGAGTATCTGGCAATTGGTATTGGCCTACCCGCATGTTCCACGGCTATTAAGCCCGCTGTTGCCGCCACTGGTTTTGTCGCGGTATTTACTGGTACGGGGTGGGAGCAACGCGAAGACCAGCGCGGCACTAAGGTATATTCGACGGCAGATCGCTCCGCCGTTGTTATTGATTATATCGGTGCCATTAAAGAGGGGTATGTCACAATAGCCCCTACAACTCAATTTGACACCTGGAATGGCACAGCCTGGGTGACTGATACAGCAGCGCAGTACGCCAGCGCTGTATCGGTTGCAGAGCAGGAAAAGCAAACTCGACTGACCGCGGCGCAACAGTCTATTTCACTATTACAGACAAAGTTATTGTTAGGTCGCAAATTAACTGATGCCGAAACAACCAGGTTAAATTCATGGCTGGACTATATCGACGCGGTGACAGCAATAAATGCTAGCTCCGCGCCTGATATTAACTGGCCTAAACTTCCGGCTGAATAGGCCAGATGATTTCCGGTGCTGTTGACGTATCAATTCTGTTCAGTAGCACCCGGTATTGCCTCCATAATTTCAGTAAAGCAACATCACCAGGCAGGATGTTGCCACCCATAACATCTGGGTCAGTGGCATCCTGCAATATGCTGATTTTACTGACTGCAATAGACAGTAAATAGGACTTTGTGACGTCAGCCTGAGCAATCAACTCAGCATGAGTGGGTTCAGTTACAGGGGGAGCCGAAAATAAGCCATCAGCATATAACCAGCCCCTCTGAACTAACGCGTCTGAGACATCTACTACCGTATCGTCCGGGTACAAACTTTTAGCGGTTTCCTCGTCGGCGCAGTTAAAAATATTTGCGACCACTCCATTTTGAACTAAAGCGAAATTTAACATTATGCAAACTCCAATACAAAAATAACCCCATCTCCGCCGTCACCGCCTGTACCTGGGCCACCCCCGGCAGTGCTGAAACCACCGCAGCCGCCCGAACCGTAGTCAGCAGCATTTGGCCCAATACCCGAAGCGTTTGTTGTGCTGCTACCGATAGGTCCTGCACCCGTGCCGTATCTTGTTGAAGCACCCTTGCCAGTGAGGACGTAAGCTGAGTTGTAAATCTCACCGTGGGTCGAAGGGTCGCCGCCGCGACGATAAAGCAAGCTCACTGACGCAGCGACTGTGCCGTGACCTGAACCGATACCGGGAGCCTGATATATTGGTCCAACTAACGAACCAGCCTGAGCAGGTCCTTTACCGCCTTTGAGTGTAAATAAACTCCCGAAAAGGGTATCGCCGCCATCCCCACCCGCTAAACCTAAACCGCCTTTCCCGCGAGTGCCGATGGTGACGCTGACTGTTTCAGGCATATCAGTTATCAGGGCGAGAATTTCCTCACCTGCGCCACCGCCACCCCCAGCGGCTGCCTGACCAGAAAGAGCGCCTACCGTTCCTGCCCCTGCTGCCCCAGCGGCAACCCCCGCCACAATCGCAAATTTAGTGCCTGGCGTTTTGGTATAAGTGCCTGATGCGGTGATTTTCTTAATACCGATTAAGCGGCCCGTAGCATCTGACGAAACGCCTCCTACTAAACCAAGGTACTGGAGAAGGCCTGAAATACTTTTGCCACTGAGGATTGTCAGCGTGGCATCCAGTGGCTGTTTGCCTGCCAGCGCATTTGTCATGGTGGTGGCAAAGTTCGGATCGTTACCTAACGCTTTAGCCAGTTCATTCAGCGTATCCAGTGCCCCTGGAGAGGAATCAACAAGCGCGGCAATTGCCGCCTGTACAAAGGCCGTATTGGCAAGCTGCGTGGAATTATTGCCTGCCGCCGCCGTCGGCGCTTTTGGCGTGCCAGTGAATGTCGGGCTGGCTTTCGGCGCATACTGCGTATGGGGATCGCTGGCGGCGATATGCTTTGCCATCAAATCATCCACATACACCTTCAACTCCAGCACCTTATCATCCACGTATTTGCGGGTTGCCAGAACCACTGACGGGTCAATTTTCAGGGTGATATTATCGGTACTGCTGGTAATCAGCACCATGCGCACGGTCTGCGTTCGTCCGCTCCCCTCCGCCAGCTGTGGCTTATAGCTCTCCGGGCAGTTGCCCACGGCAATCAGCGCTCCGGTATCATCGAACAGACCAACCTCACGAATCCACCAACCCCCCTCGGTTTCGGGGATCACCTGCTCAGCAATAATCTGACTGCTGTTCTGCGGATCGATGTACAGCATATTAAGGGAAGCGCGGCGTTTTTCAGCAACCAGCGCTGTCTGCTGCGCGCTTGGAGTCGGTAGCACGCCGCCACCGTCCCCCACAGCCATCTGGGTAATTTTTAGTGGGACACCGAGCGCGGCGGCGCTTGCCAGTTTCGCCGCGCCGATATCCGTCAGCAGGGTATAAAATTTTGCGCTCATTGGTTCACTCTCATCGTGTCAATAACATGGACCGCGCCGCCCTCATAAGCGGTGCCGCCGGAAATAATGGTTTCGTTGATATACGGGTAGATCGTGATTTCTTCGCCGCTGTAGGTAGCTGCCCCCACAAAATAGGGACCGCTGGTCTGCAGGTTGATGGACATGCCGATCAGATGGCGGCTGCAGGGTTTGGCGTCACCGATCAGGCGCTCCAGCTCCAGATAGGTTTCTTCCGTGATGCCCTGATCCTGCACACCAATGTCCAGGCGGAATGTTCCCGGCGTCTCGCCGGTCTGCCACCACTCAATGATGCGGATCAGAAAGCCAAACGGCTCCACCACGCGCCGCACGGCGCTGGTTGTTCCCTTATGCTGATGGATATAGAAAGCATCCTGCACCACCCGGCGCTTGACGCTCTCCGTCCAGCTTTCGTCCCAGCGGTCAACGGAAAAAGCCCACGCCAGATACGGCAGAAAGCTGACCGGACACGTTGCCGGGTTCCACAAATCGCGCAGCGGCACCTGCAGATCGGAAATACCCCTGCAGGTCTGCGCCAGTCGGCGCTCAAGCGGCGATGAACCAGGCGGCAGCAGGCTATTCATCCGTGCCCCCGTTGGTTACGCTCCATTCCGTACAGGATGCCGCCTGCGTCTTATCCAGCACCACATCATCCAGCGGGGAGGCCAGCTCCACACGCTGGACACCCTCAACGTGCAGCGCGGCATAAATGGCGCTGCGACGGATATCACGGCCCATCCGCGTCTGGCTGGCGATGTACTTCTGCAGGCTGGCTTTTGCCGCCGCCATCACCGGCTCAGCTTCCGGCCCCGGATAAAGAAAGATCGTCGCATCCACGCTGTACGGGATTATTTCGGCGCTGCGCACCGTCAGGCGGTCTGCCACCGGACGCACGTTCTCACTGTTAAGCGCCTGCTCCACCACCGCCAGCAGATCAGCCTCTGCCGTACCGTCACCCTCACGGCTCAGTACGGTAAGCACCACCTCCGCCGGTGCCGGGCTGGTTGCGCTGGCATCCGCCACGCGCCCGTCCGCGCTTTTGGCGTGAAACTCATAGGCCGCCGTCGGTCCTGCAACGGACAATCCTTCAAA